GGGTAGTCCGACGGATTGAACGGACGCGCTCACAAGACGAAGTTAGTGCTATACGCGACCAAGAGCGTGCAGCGGCCAAACGGCAGTTAGAAGAAGCTGGAGTCTACGACATGGACACAGGTGTCGCCGCGAGCGGAGCTGGGGTCCAAGACGATGACTTCCTTACATCATATGCAAGGAATCCAGAGCGGCATAACACGCCGGACGACCATCTGCGGGCTCGTCGCCTACTAGCCAATCTCTAGTTAGGAGGGCCACATCATGGCCGCAGGCGATACCATTACCCAGTCACTGGCTGACAGCCTTGATACCGTAGTCGCTTCTGCCAGGCAGGTGCGTGAACAAGAGGGGGTCATGCCCAACCTTGTTGATAAAGTAACTCTGGACGAAGGGACTGGAACAAGCTGGCGCGAAATCTCGATGGCCCAGCTTACCGCTCAAGCAATCACTGAAACCACGCGGTTGGACAACCCACAGCAGATGTCCGACACCGCGTTCGCCATCACCCCGACGGTCGTGGGTATCCAAACCCTCATCACTGACCGGGTGGCGGCCCGCGTCAACAAGAAGTCCTACGCTCAACTGGGCAGCCTTGCTCAGAACTCCATCCAACGGAAGAAGGATGAGGATGGCCTTGCAGTCATTGATGGTGCCAGCACGCAGCTTAATAGTGCTAACTCCGCCTTAGCTTCCGGCTTCATCGCCGCTGCTGTTTATCAAATCAGCAGCAACACCACTGAACCTGGGAACCCTCCGTTTCGGGCGGTCTTCCACGGCTTCAGCCTTAAAGACATCTGGGACGAGCTGACTGCCGCTGTCGATACAACGAACCGGGCAGACATCTCGGGCATCACCGCGAGGGTCTTCACTGAAGGGCTCCGGGGCAAGATTGCCGGATGTGAAATCTATGAAGACGGCAACCTGACCATCGACAGCGACGGCGACGCCAAAGGCGGCGTGTTCGCCCAGGAAGCCATCGTTCTCGTTCAAGGTCGTTCCCCACGCACCGCCACGATTCGGCGGGAAGACATCGGTGGCGGGGCCACAGTGGTTTACCTCTACGACGAGTATGCCTACGGCGAACGCTCCGCAGGTAACTGGCTCTTTGAGGTCATCGCCGACGCTACCGCGCCGACCAGCTAATGAATATCCGCCGCACCGTTTGGTCTGAGGCCCATGGCCCCATACCTAAAGGATGGGTGGTACATAATCTGAATGGGCAACCTGCGGATGTGCGGTTAGAGAATCTGGCCGCCGTCCCTAGGGATAACATCTTTCTGGCAACCGCACCCTACAGGGAGCGGATACGAAATTTAGAGCTAAAGCTCAAACAAATAGGTGAATACAATGGCTCAATCAGGTAACGGTAGAATCCGACTATTCAATGACTTCTTTAGTGTAGCGACCTTCTTGGCAATGACTGCTGACCCTGCATCCGCGTTCGCGTATCCATTTGGAGATTTCTATGGTGGTGGTGAAGGCATTGAGGATGGTGACGCTGGTTTCGCGCCGAGTTCGGCCGCGCCGCTCTCTGGTGCTATTTCGATTAACAGTGCCGATACCGATGCTGACACAGCCTTCATTGGCACACAGATTGGTTTTGACCTTGCTTTGATGGGGCCGATTACGCTAGAGGCTAGAGTCCAACTCCCTGACTTGGACACCAAAGAGATATTCTTTGGGCTAACTAGCATCCTTTCGACTGATGAGCAACTGCAAGACATCGTGATAAACGCATCATCCACCACCATTACTATGCCAGCAGACCTTGTTGGGTTTTACTGGAGTGACGAACTCAGTGATGATGAGGACTGGCACGCCATTTACAGCGGCGGGACTGCTTCTGCCTCGACCACTACCACTGACGTTAACTTAGGCGATGATGCAGTAGCTGGTGAGTGGCAGGTACTTCGTTTGGAAGTAATGTCTAACGGCACGGCTGAGTGGTACATAGATGGTGTACTGAAAAAGACTGTCGAGGGCGCGGCTTCGACAACTACTAATGTGGCTGTATGCCTTGCCGCTGCCGCTAATACTACTCAGATGGCTATCATCGAATGTGACTATCTGACGGTCGAGGCCAACCGCGACTGGACTGTCTAGGTAGACTAACCCTTATCAAGTGCCGCCTTGCGGCTGAGGGTATATGACAACACGAAGAGGCTTTAGATACGACCGTGGCAGTTCACGGTTAGAGGTGATGGTGGACGGCGTTGTAGCCGCAAGGTTCAACAACGTCGCCCCCTTCCTTACCGTCGTAAATGGCGTCACCGTGGACGGCACGATTACACTGAATGACAGTGCCCAATGGACGGCAAACGCTTCGGGCACTGTCACCATATCCAACGTCGCTCCATCTGGTGTAAGCACAGCTACCATCAGCAAGTGGTTGACTGTTACCGACAACAGTGGAGTAGTGATGTACATTCCAGCATGGACCTAATGAGTGGCTTAATGTCAGGGGCCGTTGATGTCCAAGGAGATGAGCCAGCCTTCGCACTAGCGGAGGTTAATCTCCAACCGCCGGACAGCAGCGGGTGGCGTAGGTATCAAATCATCTACGTCATACGCAACGACAAGCTGGCGGAATACCGTGAGGACTTAGGCCCAAGAGAGAACTTCACCGCTGAGGCGTTTCGTATCCCTGGCGGGGTATGGGATGCCGATACCCGTCGAATTGAGATAGTCCATTCTGTGGCCGAGTTGAAGGACATTGCTGAGAATGTCAGGCTCGGCCCTAGAGTGGTACCAGATATTCAACCACGGGACATCATCGGCGAACATGACCTTCGCCAAGAGCAACAACGCCAACTGATGAAGGAGCTAGGCAGATGACGACAGAAAAGTCGCTAGAAGAACTACTGATTGAAGCAGAGGAAGTCAACGAACCAGGAGGACTAACCGAAGGGCGGGTTCTTCATACTGGTAACGATGATGTGCCCATGCCTATGGGCGTCTCTTCGTTGGAGTTCGGTGGACATGTCTATGTGTACCATACACAGACCGGCGACCGCTCTCGCATCAATAGCAACATGCTGGCGATGCAACTGACCAAGACCTTAGAAGATGGCAGCCGGGCGTTCACGACTGAGAAATTACCGTTTGAACCTGAGAAGGGAAGCATCAAGTGTATGTTGCACCCTGATGACCCAGATAGGGCACATTACGACGCTCTTGGTTTTGCGACGTGCCCTAAGCAATACATACCTTCACAGTATCAACTGCAAAGACATATGACTGGTCGGCACCGCATGGAGTATGCCACTATCGGTGAAGAACGAGAACGAGCCGAGAAAGAAGAAGAGAGAGACTTCCAACGGATGCTCATTCAGGCTGCCGCCAGTGGTATCGCTAACCCACCATCATCTGAATACTTCGATTGCGAATGCGGCGCGGCAGGCATCAAGAAGGTGTACAAGCGACACCACGACCGCACCAAGAAGCACTTGAAGTGGGAGAAGAAACATGCCTAATACGGAACATACGACCATTCTCACTTCGGATGGTCAGGTTAAGGCTGGACCCGGTTATGTCTATTGGATACTTGTCTCTGTAGTTGCTACAGGTGGAGCATGGCAAATCAACGACAGTACAGATGATGGTGGCACTGACATTGTAAGTGGCGTTGCCGCTGCCAATACCCAGACCTTTCTGGACTTCTCGGGTTTCCCGATTAGATTCGGGACCGGCATCTATGCCGACATACCAGGGAGCAACATCACTCTTACGGTGGGGTATGCCTAATGGCAAACGAGTTCAAGCACAAAGACCCGTGCAGCACGCTTACCCAGGCCGAGTACATCGGGGCCTGCGGTGACGGCCACATATTCGCATGTCAGGCTACCGGCGACATAGCCTACGCCTCGTCGGCAACGGTGTTGTCGAAGCTGGGCAAGGGCGCGGCTGGCACCATCCTGAATATGGGTTGTTCCTGCATCCCTGCTTGGACTGCATCGCCCTCCGTGACCGACCTAACCATCAGCGGCGGTTGCATCACGCTAACTGGTGCCGCTACTGACATCGACCTCATCGACAACAACGCCTCTGCCCTTAGCTTCGATGCTTCTGGTAAAGCAGGCATCATCGACATCGTAACGACTAACTGCTCCGAAGGCGTGACCATGAGCGGGACGCTGGGAGTGACAGGTGTTCTTACGGCCACGGGCGGTCTTGCTGGTGGAGCGATTTGCGTAGGTTCCAGCACTATCACCACTACAGGCTTGATCTCTGGCGGCTCCCTAGATATAGACAGCGTACTCATTAACGGCACCACCATCGGCCACACCTGTGACACAGACCTGATGACTGTTGCATGTGCTGCCTTGACGATTAAAGGCACCATCACGGTGGGCGTCGATGATGCCGGGCACGATGTGAAATTCTTTGGTGCGGCGGCTGGCGCATACATGCTTTACGACTTTTCATGCGACCAGTTGGAAATCAGGGGTGCATCTGCTGACGCGGCCACCAGCACAGGTAAACTGCTACTCACCACGGCCCTCACCAACATCAATGCCTGTGACGTTATCGGCTCCATAAACTTCCAGGCTCCTGCGGAAGCTGGCGGGACTGACGCTATAGCCATAGCCGCTGGAATCAGGGCGGTAGCCCAAGCCACGTTCACCTGTGCCGTAAACGCGACTGACCTCATCTTCTACACAGGCCATAGCGAGGCGGCGGCTGAACGGTTCAGGTTCACCAGCCAGAATGAGATAGGAATCGCTGGTGCCAACTACGGCACAGACGGCCAGGTGCTGACCTCTGGCGGTGCTGGTGCGGCTGTGGCATGGGAAGATGCTGGCGGTGGACTTTCATCTGACTCCACAAGCGGAACCCGCGCCGCCGCCGCCGCTAGTGGGGATGTAGCTTACACAGGTTCAAGTTTTACTCCTACGGCAGTCATAATTGTGGCAGCTAACGACGATAATGATGATTCTGTGTCCGTTGGGTTTTCCGATTCAGCCTTAGATGAAGGCGTACTAGAGCTTACTCGCATGAGTGGCACACCTAGATTCGTGACTGGCGCAAATGTTATTGCTATCTCCAGCAATTCAGGTAACGATGCCCAAACAGCAATTGTAAAGTCCTTTAATTCTGATGGGGTCACGCTTACTTGGACAAAAACAGGCTCTGGTACTCAGAACAGTTTCCGCATACTTTATTTAAAGTAAGGCAGGTTTGATGGTTTATTACATCTTTCGTAAGGCCGACAGTGCGTTGCTCTATGTGGCCTACACCGAGGCGCAGCACATAAGTGAAAAAGCGTCCTGCTTGAGCAATGAAGGTGGGGTTGAGGCTGACTATGTTTACGTCACATCAGAGACACCCCCATCATTAGGAATGGTAGCAGTCCTGTCTGAGAGTAACGAGGTAGAGTTCCAACTCAACCCGATACGCGAGGCAAGGCGAATAGCAAAGGGAGCACTGGACGTTAAGTTGCGGGCATTGGGGCTAAATGATACTGACCTTAGCGCGCTAGGAAATTAACCACGCCTTAGAATTTTTATAACGCTTCAGGGCAGAAAGGAGGGAGTATGGCTAACACAGGCGAAGAATTCGCATTAGAAGTTGAGAACAAGCACCTCAGAGAGGCCATCAAGGAACTGGGCCGCAACATTGGCGAGGTATCTATCAAGCAGGCTTTTGCCGAGAACATCGTCCGTGGCCTGAAGAACCCTGATGCCCACATGAACGGTGGCTCCGTCACGATGGACAGGATACAGGTCATGGAGACTGGGGAGATTCGCTTGCTCCCGCCAATGCCACCCATCACCGAGACTTGCGTGAAGGAGCCAGACAAGAACGGTAAGAAGCCTGAGAAGGAACTGGTCAATGCTGGCTAGCCAGGAAGTCTACGAGGACACACAAGTCCAATCGCCTCAACCTATATGGCCCCAAGAGCAGCTTCCGCTAGGGGTGCATAACATCGAGTTCAGTTGGGATAGGTTCTGCCGTATCGACGGCGGGTACATGAGAATTATATTCCGTGACCTGACCGATGACCCAGACGCGAAGGTGCCTCACCCGCACCACGGGTATGTCAAAGACGGCAAGCAGTACGGTGGACTGGTCCATCCTTATACGTTCTGGTTCAAAGAATACCTGGGTAAAGCACAGGTATTGGGAACCGACAACGAGGAAGGACGTATTTATCTACGGGCTATGGCCCAGATAAACGGCGAGACACTGACCATGTGGCGTGACCTTCTTGCTCCCCGCCACGAGGAAGTCGAAGGCACCAGGCGCGAGAAGACCCACAACCGCCTCTGCTACCGCCGCGCTACGGAGGAATGGCGGCTCCGCGACGAGCGCATGGGGAATCATCCCGATGCGCTGATATTTACCAAGAGTTATGTTGGTGATTTGAACGCTGAGTGGCATGCCAATGACAGCATCGCCCACATCTACCACAACGGCTACGCCATCATCGACAAGTTCGATGTGGCCCACCTCTATGACACGGAGTTGCAGGCAGCAGGTTAACCTACGAAACCCTTAACCTGCGAATGGCGTCCTAGGTAAGTTTCCATGGTCTGGGAAATTTTAATAAAAGGGAGTCTCTTCAGTGTCGCAAAATATATGTAACACCGGGAATCAAACGGCACAACGTAGTAACGGACAATCCTAGGTAGTCCGTGGAATGAGACGGTATCTTCTGATGCTTCTACTCGGTTGTGTGCTGGCAATCTGGACGCCGCTGGCAATGGCACCCTGGCTGGTGATTGGACCGTGGCGGCTGGGCAGGTCTATGGCCTGCCGCATGGGACTGCATGGCCGGATCATCCCCCAGGTCAACCCGGCCAACCGCAACACTGAAGGGCAGTGCGTAGCATGTAGACGGTTCCTCCCAATCACCCGCATCCCGCTGGAATGGTGGATAGACCGTGACTGAAATAGATGATATGCGCGAGGAGCTGCGGCTGGCGCGTGAGGATATTGCATCATTAAGGATCAAAGCGACTACAACGCTTTCTGGCACGGAATTCCTGACTCTGCTCATGCTGGGGCCAGTCGTGGCGGCTTTCGTAATTTTAGGCACCACGATTATCTGGAAAGCGACAAGCAATCCTGAGCAAGTGGCCCCTCACCTTGACATAATCTTGGTCGCTTTTGCAATTTTCGCCACCCCGGTGGGGGCTGGACTGGCAGCGATTACGTCTAGATTCTCAGATGAAGGGAAGAAGAAAGAACAGTGATATTCAAGCTCGGTCCTAAGACATTCTCGATACCTTCGGCGCGGATGCCTCAGATCGGACTGCCGTATCTGAAACTGTTGACGGCTGTCAGGATTCCGATCCCAAAGGCGTTCAAGATAGGGGGAGGCCGTGCCGCACTTATGTCTATCCTGGTGGTGGCTGGAGGGTTCGGTGCCGCTTTTGCTCTCGTTATTCATGGCACATCTGATGTACCGACGTGGCCTGAGGCGGGGGCAGTCTATGCACTCCCCAACACCAACGGCCAGCGACTCGCCCCTGATGACAGCGACCCGGCAACGCGAAGCCAGACGCTCCAGATAAACCTGGCCGATGGGGTACGACTTGATAGACTGCATCTGAAGAATATAGCCCTGGGGAAGGCTGGTCTTGCTAAGTCATTTGAGGTTTCCAGAACCAGCGGCGTTACTGGCGCGCAAGTGAACGTAGGATTGATTACCATCAGAAATAGTTCGGCCCCGACGTTGGACTTTGCCAACATCGAAACGGGTTGCATCACCCTGGCGGGTGAAGTTGACGGCCATACCAACGCCGTCCAAATTGATTCGACTATTTCCACTCTTGTGGTTGATAGTGACCGTGGAAGCGGCAGTTATGTGGCAGAGGACAGCGTCGTTGACCGCATCATCATCAACACCAACGGCGACACCGGCGCGACTATTGGCGAGATTCTGATCGACAATGTGGACGCTTCGGTTGGGGCCTGGGACTGGGACTATGTCAAGGCTGGCTGCATCGTGTTTGAATCGACCAACCAGTTTGGCGACGGTACAGGTATTAACTCAGCCAGTGCCGTTTTTAATAGCAGCGTGAAAGCACGGGTCATCACCGACAATCTTGTAGACACGCCCATAACGGTGAAGTGATACGCAGGTAAACAGATTGCAGATGCAGTAGCGTTATAATGTGCATCTGGTGTCTATATACTAGGAGGAACTATGGCTAGATACTCAGCTTCGGGTAGCCAAACGCTTACAACTAGCGCAGTTACTGCATTAGGTTTAGCTGCTCAATCAACTGCACATCGCAACTCTGTCTATGAGATGTGGTTCGGGAACATTGGTGCGCCGGCGGACCTAGTTACGGTACACACCGTACAGCGTATCACTACTGATGGCTCAGGGACTGCTGTAACACCTACAGCTATAGACCCTGCAGACCGTGCCTCACAGTGTACCTGCCTTGAGAACCACTCCAGTGAGCCTACATACACGTCTAATACCCAGTTATTAGAGATTCCGCTTAACCACCGTGCTACGTTCCGATGGGTGGCGGCACCCGGTAGTGAAATCATAACGCCGGCCACTGACAATAATGGCATCGGGTTTACCGCGTTACACGCCTCAGCTACGACTGACTGGCGCGTGGGGTGCCTGTGGGAAGAGTAGGCGGATACGGGATAATCACTGGCGAAGCAGGCGAGGTTGAAGAGTTCGATACGTTCACTTGTCCGCACTGTAACGGTGTCTGTATGATACGGCCTGGCAGCGGCAAGCAACGCGGCTACTGTCATCTGTGTAATGGCCCCACATGTGGGCGTAAGAACTGTATGGAGTGCGTCCCATTCTTGAAGAAGCTAGAGCGACATGAACGGCGGTTCGAACTTCGAAAGGCCATGGATAGGGCCTGATGTTTTTCCTAGTGACCAATACTCTGACCTTTCCTATCGCGCTCCCAGCCGATTTCGTGGCAGGGGTGAGCATGAACGAGGCGGTGCGTCAGCCCATCGAACTCTATTTTCCACCGAAACATAGGTTCTATCTGCCGTTCTTCTTCATGCAACTGAGTACGCCCATCTTTCCTCCTGATGGTACGTCAGTGGCAGGTCCAACCAAGATACTACTTGATTCTCCGGGCCGAACGTCTATAGATGTGCAGACAACATAATGCCAGTACAAACATTCTCGATAAAACAGAATGATACCCGGCCTATCCTGAAGGCCCAACTGCTTGATGCTGAAGAACTGCCTGTCAACTTGACTGCCGCAGCGATTGAATTCCACATGCGGGTATATCCTGCGGGCACGACCAAGATTTCGGCGGGCTCAGTAACCATCAACAATGCCACACAAGGCCAAGTCCAGTATTCTTTTAGTGCTTCCGATACCGATACGGCCGACACATACGAGGCCGAGTTCGAAGTCACGTACAGTGATGGTACGATTCAAACATTCCCGAATGACACCCAGGCAACCGTTAAGATTACGGATGATATTGCGTAATGGCTGCAACGACACGGGCGACGCTACGGCAACGTTTATCCGAGGCGATAGGTGATTACCAGTCGCTGACGACCACTAGCGCATCCACAGGCACGACAGATATTGTTGATGCCAACCTGAAGAACCTGCCCGGCGGTGGAGACCCCGGAGCATTTGAAGAGTGGTACGCGCTCATCGGTGCTGGTCAGACCAATGGAGGCGCTATCCGGCGCATAAGGTCTTACTCACCCAGCACGACCACCTTGGTTGTTGAACAAGCATTTGACTCGGCGGTAGATACTGGCATCACCTACGAACTCCACCGCTATCACCCCAATGATAAGCACAACGCCATCAACAGGGCCATCGAAGAACTCTACCCGTTCATATACTTACCGATTAGCGATGAGACCCTTGTTGTGGACGACGTGCTTAGTAACAGCGACTTTGAGACATTCTCTGATGGCTTCACTGGTTGGACTGAAGTAGGCTCGCCCACCACCGTCACGACCGATACGACTTACCGCATGCACGGGACATACTCTGCAAAGGTAGAGGCATCAGGCAGCGCGACCGCTCAGTTGACCCAGGCTCCTACCCTTAATGTCAATGCGATAAGCCAGAAGACCGCCACATTCAAGTGCTGGGTATGGTGCGATACGGCCAGCAAGGCGCGGATACGGCTAGATTGGGACGGCTCGAACCTCGAAGACTCGGACTACCACGCCGGCCAAAGTGAGTGGGAGTTGCTCGACGTGACTGTGAGCGTGCCTAGCACCGCTACTCAGGTCAAGGTGATATGCGAGGTAGACACCAGCACGACAGCATACTTCGATGCTTGTTGGCTGGCGGTGGAGCCGCAGTTCCAATACACCGTGCCCAGCTCCATGCTGAATGGACCGTACAAGGTACTGCAACAGAACAGTGACACCAATCCTGACGGGCCGTACTACCCCATCTTGCCCGAGACCGCCCCAGTCACTGGGCGCCGGCTGCGATTGATTGGCATAGGGCTGCTGTCTCGGCCGACTACTGATACAGGGGCAGTGGAGATAGGCGAGCCACATGTCAGCATGTTGATTTCTTATGCCGCCATGTTCATGTTCAGGATGATGGCAGCGTCATCTGCAATAGAACAGAGCGATAGGTATCTAACGAATTCACAGATTTGGTCATCTGATGCTAGTCGCATGGCAACCATGTCTGGCATGAAGATGCCCAAGCCTTCAGCCGAAGGCAACCACCACGTATGGCATATGGAACGTGACGGCGAGAGCAAATACATCCGCTTCGACCGCGTGCGGTATGGTGCATATACAGGAGTGTCCTGATGCCTTCTGCTGGCACAACTCACGACATCACCATTGAAGATGCCAACGCGCGTAATAGGCGTGGGTTCATGCTGACCCGTGACCGTCGGGGCAAGCGGCGTATGCGTATCCAAGACGGCCAGACCATTAGCCCCCGCGTCATGAGCATGGGTGAGATGACCCAAGCTGAATTCCCACCGGAACTAGAACTCATATGGTTCCAAGAGAACTGGCAAGCGGGCATCGGCGGCATCACACACAGGCTCAACCCGAACTCCTTGGCCTCATCTGCCAAGATTGACGCCACTGAATACGGCAAGATAAAACTGAGCCGTGAGTTGCGTGCCACTACGCTCAACTCTGCACCCAACCACTACCAGCCAAGCGGATTTGCGGTCACTCAAAGCGAGACCACCAACTTGCCGAGACTGTGGGCGTTCATCGGCAGGGACGTATATTCTGGCGGCGACGACAACTGGACCTTGGGGACGGAACCATACAACGCCGCTGTATTCTACAAGAACGGTTTGCAGTACGGCACAGATGTCCTTGCGCCGGGGTGGAACGCAAGCACAGACTTGGAGGACTCTCCGACCCCGTTCATCTACAAGACGCCATCCGGCGCCAACTGGACGCTATCTACCGAGAACGAGGGGCAGTTCAAGTATTTCGTTAAGGCCCGCAACTCATCGGGCGATGAAGTCGTCTGGGGTGGGCACAATATAACCTACTCTGGACTGACCCTGAGCGGCGACCACGACAATTCGGATACCACTCTTACCCTGAGCGGCGACCCGACCAGCACCATCGCTGTCAACGATATAGTTATCATGGGCGAGCCTGGCTCCAGGGAGAGGATGCTTGTCACCGCCATCTCATCTTCAGACCCGCACTTGACCGTGGTCAGAGGATACGGTACGGACGCTACTGACCCATCTGGCGGTGAGAAGATTTACCTGTATCTACCACATGTGGTGCGTTCCAGTACCAACGTCACTAACTCCGGTAGCTGGTCTACTGCTGTCACCATAGGTCAAGACGACCAGCCAATCACCGGGTTGATAGTGGATGGCGACACAGACACACTTCTTATTGCCAAGACAGATGGTCTGTACTCGTATGCTGCTGACGCTCAGGTGCGAAACCTGACGCCGCTATTCAGGCAGTTCGGCCACGAAGGCAACTTCGCCAACATGTACTCGTGGAATGGGCACATCTTGGTTCCCTTGGGGCACGGCGGCTTACTTGATTTCAACTTCGAAACCTTGGCGATAAAGGATATTAGCTTCAAGGTAACGGCACCCCTAGAAACGGCGTTACATGGCAAGATATTAGCCATGCACGGCGACCCCATCAACCTATTCATGGTGCTACAAGATGGGGACACGGCAACAACCATGTATCTACTACGTGGCAACGAAATCACGATGGACGACGGTACGACCGCCATCCGGTGGCACAATGTTGCAACGCTTGGAAGTGACGGCGCAATCAAGACTAGCCGGGTAGGGCTCATGGTTGATACCACGCTGTCTGACCATCGGCGCGTATGGGTAGGGTATACAGAGGCCGGAGAAGATGAGGTCCCGAAGTTCTTGCCGTTCGATACGCTAGACCAGACCGACAGCTACACCGACGACACTGACGTCGAGGCGGTCACTGTCAAGTTTGATGCTAACATGCCCCGCATATCTAAGCGGTTCGCTGAGATAGAGATAGAATCGGCCAATCTCAGCCCATCCGTGCGGCAAATCGCAATCCAATACAAGATTGACTCTGCTACACAGTGGAGTGACTTAGGCACAGCGACCATTAGTCCGCTACAATCTCTGTCATTCCCTGGCGGCACAAGTGGAAAAGTATTGCAGTTGAAGTTCAAACTGTTTGGAAGTTCTATTAGCACTACATCACCAGAGCTACTGTCGTTCCGTGTAAAGATGCAGTTGCGGCCGTCGCCATCTAAGCTGTTGCCGCTGACTGTATATCTGGGTGAACGGCAGCAGTTGCTGAATGGGGCTGTAGGTGGGAAGCCCAAGGGGGACCTTGGTCAGTTGCGTCAATGGAACGCCGGAGCCAATGACCTAATCTTATATACAAATGATGTATATGTTGACGAGGCAGGGATAGCACAAAACACTACTGCAAGAAACGTAGTGTTTCTGCCGGGCACATTGGTAGAAGAGGAAGTGGTACTAGAGAAAGGCCGGTCGCCAGAGTACCGAGTAAGTTTCACGTTAGCGGAGGTTTAATATGCCCAGACATGGTCCGCCAGGTAATCCGCACAACCTGCCCAGAAAGCGTAGACGCACCCTACCAGAACCAGCCAGACCTGTACGCCGTCGCCGCGCCGGGGCCGCATCTAGCCCATTAGCGCGACCAGTACGGCTTAGGCCCATGCGCCGTCGTTACGCCTAATGCCCTACCGCATCAGCAAATCGGGCGGCAAATACAAGGTCACATCTCCGCACGGGACCAAAGCCAAGGGCACAACCAAGGCCAAGGCCAAGCGGCAGACTAATCTCTTGCGTGCCGTGAAGCATGGATGGAAGCCAACAGGTAAGCGTCGTGCCTAGAGAATCGGTGCGCGATAAGCTGGAGCGGTTCATCGAGAATGACTTCCGGCATCTGGCTATTGATGTGGCAAACGTAAAGGGTCAGCTAAAGATTCTGCTCATGATAGTGGGCCTGATAGCCGCCGCTACGATAGGTGAATTGGTCGCCATCGTTATCCAAGGGGTCATGAAATGAAACATATAGTGAGCTTGTCAGGAGGAACAGCTTCAGCGGTAGCGGCTGATAGAATTCTGAAACGCTACGGGCCAGAGAACACCACGCTGTGGTTCGCTGATACCAGTTGGGAAGATGAAGACCTTTACCGTTTCCTTGAAGACCTTGAAGCCCACTGGAAGGTCACGATTGTACGCTACAAGGATGGTCGAACTCCGTTGGAAGTAGCGGAGCAGCACAAAATTATCCCTAATAACAACATCGCCCCGTGTTCGTTTGAATTAAAGGTTAAGCCGTTCCGATGTACGAACTAGGAGAGCGAAAAGGAGAACAGTTGCGCTTGGGTACATCTAACGAAGATGTCATTGGATGCTTCTGTAGCTATTAGATGATAGGCAAGATTCGACCACAGATATTCATGGCCCTGTTCATGCTCTCGCTGATAACAGGCTACGCTATATACGCAAACATGGTAGAGATAGCCACAGGCACCGTAGGTGGGATGGTAGCATTGGGGATGAAGGTCCTCGAGAATGACTGATGCTTAAACTATGTCGTCTGACAGGCCATTGGTGGTCATTCAGTAAAGGATGGGGCGTTCGCGCATGCCGGCTGTGTAGCAAGAAAGAGCAACGCATGTACGATAGCAACGCTGGACTCTACTGGATATTCTTAGAGTAGCCTTGCGGATAGTTCTTTGATTGCTAGAGCTGCTGTTCCTGGGACTATGCCATTACCCAGCATCTTCAAGCGGCTTACTCTGTTTTTGATGCCGGTTGCCACCCTCGGCAGACCCCGCTCCTCCAGCCACCATGTCCCGTCCTGTTGCATCTGGAACCACTGGTCGTATTCTTCTATGGGCAGCGGCTCCAGCGATGTCCAGCCCACGGGCAGACCCATGAGCCAAGAGGTCCAGTCGGGCGAAAGGGAGCCACAGCTCATGGCGACGGCGTCCTCCTCCCCGAATATCTCGACCAGCTTTGCCCCGGCCGAACTCCCACCCCGGAGGCCGTGCGGCCCTCCGCTCTCCCCGCCCGATGTGGGCGTGGGGAGCATCCTCGCAGGCGTAGGCCAACGGGAACCACCTCTTGCAGGGGCCGCACCGACATCGCCGGTCAAGGTTGGATAATCTCGACCACCACTCATCTGATAACCATGCCCATGGATAGCCTCACTCACAGTTGGGGTGGGATACTGTGCAACCTGTACGTCTAGTGCAGGGCCGTGCCTATCCATCTGACTTGGACCAGCATTATTCTTGGAGTTGTTCACCGTTGGCGTAGCCCAAAACCCACCACCTTCTTCGGTGATGAGGGGCTCCGGCTTCGAGAGCGGAATAAGTTCCCCATTCAGCATCGTACCCCAGTTCGGAAAGTTGCCCGACCACGGTTCCCCCATAAGCTGTCCGTCCATCATCGCCCACATTGATGCCTGGTACGTTCTCCAACAAGACGTATCTGGGCTCCACTTCGCTAATGACCCTGAGTGTGTCGGGCCAGAGGTTTCTGTTGTCGTCGAGATTTCGTTTCCCTGCCATACTATGTGGTTGGCAGGGGAACCCTGCGGTAATGAGGTCTGTTCCGCGCCAAGGATGTCCGTTAAAGGTTCGGACGTCGTCCCAAATGGGGGCGTCATCGAGGTGCCCGTTTCGTATGTGGGTTTGTATGACGGACTGACAGTAGGGGTCTTGTTCGACGTAGCAGACGGTGCGGGCATTGATGCCGGCGAGCCGGAGCCCGAGCGTAAACCCGGCGTACCCGGTGAAGAGACTGAGTTCGGTGTGTATATCCATGTCATGATTCCACTTTCCACTTGTTTCCGACTACATCTTTGTGCCAATAATCGAAGGCTGCTGGATTGCCCAAGCTCCCCAGGTAGATTGAGTTTAAGAACTCAGATGTTTTATGGCATAACTGACATACGCCCTTGCTAGACGGCCCATCGGCGGTGTCGATAATCCAATGATGGATACATTTATCTTGCGTAGTTGACGACATGTTGGATAATCTCTCGGATTTTAATATTGGGTAATGCTTCTCCTAGTGCAATTCTTACCGAGGCAATCAATGACCGCAACTCTTTTTGCTTCATGAAGGGAAGCTCGCCGTCCTCTATATCTACTAAATCTGTAGTCCAGCTAGCCTCTCCAGAACGTATGGCTGCCTTGCCGTAGATACGCAGGGTGACAGGCTGGCCTATATCTGGCGTCCACAGGTTTAGCGTCGGATGATAATAGACAGTTACTTCTTCTTTTACTGCTTTGTGTGTCAGCATTACTCTATTGGACATGGCCTCACCGTAATGATAGTTTCTTTCTGCTTTGCCTCATGCCACTGGAATTGATAGATGACGTTGCGACGAGAGTCATCGACCAGGACACCGGCATGCACCAGCCCGTCCATGTAGGGCTTGGTCCTGGCAACGAAGTTATCTGTATCTCTGCGACGCTTGTCGTTCACGCCCCAAGAGACAGTGACATAGGCAGGGTCGATAGCAGGCCCATGCCATCCTTGCTCATTAACTAAGACGATGACTTCATCGTAAGCCAGGATCCGGGCTTTGCGCTTTTTGGCCCAATGCGCCCGTGAGTTCGGACTGTATTCTGCAGGTGGCAGCGAGCCTATGGTTATGCTTATCATGAGAACATCGCAAATGGCACAGCCTCCATGCGCTTCACCGCATCCTTCAAGTATTTCTCGCTGGAATCTACGCCTATACCAGCGCGCCCTAACTTCTGGGCTACCACTACAGTTGTGGCTCCACCACAGAACGGGTCAAGGACCGTGGCTTTGGTTGGGCCTATGTCTATGCCCCATGTTTCGCACTCGCAGGTACGCAGCCACTGTAGTATGGGCTCTACTCCCCAGGCCCACGGCGCACCGCACTTCGCGCAGACACCACCATCAGGTGTAGATGACAGGATGCAGGTATTCAGTAGTGCTTCAGGGAACATGGCATAGTGGGCGTTGGGCGCGTTGTAGACGGGTATATCCCACACAGAACGGTGGTTCGGCGCTGAGGGTCTATAGCCAGGATTCTGACCATAGTAGCCCATGCTTTTGGCGAACTGGAACACGGGCTCATGCGACTCGGTACAGCGCCACGAGCCACGGGTAAGATGTCGCTTGCCATCAACCTCAGTCCATTGCCATCCGTGCAGATTCTCTGGAAATGGATTGGACTTAGACCATATGACTTCTGAGCGCAGCAACATGCCCATGTATGGCTTAATCATATCCAAGGCGAACTGCCAAGGTATGCCCAGCGCACCACCGTTGCGGTAGGTGTCCCCCATGTTGACCCACATCACGCCGTCGTCACGTAAGACGCGCTTGGCTTCTATGAAGACTTCCATCAGATTCTGTAGGTATTCATTGGCCGTTTCTTCTTCGCCAAGTCTTCCCCACCACGCAGCACACTTGATGCACTTGCCATCATGGATGGGCTCATCCATTGTGTTTACGCCCCGTGCCTGTGGCTGGTACGACGAGCCATAGCTGCTACGGCTCATGGGGTGCCTGCGTTCGCGGTACTCCCATTCGTGTTCGCATTGCTTGTTATGGGGGAACAGGTCGCCATGCCACACAGCGGGCTCAACGTCATATGCCCGCATGCCGTAATAAGGCGGGCTAGTTATGATGCAATGCACGCTCTTATCTTTCAGCGGAAGTGACCGTGCATCCGTGTGAAAAAGTTTCGACACACCGTTGTCAAAAACTGGTTTCATATTGCTCTGTAGTCTCCGGTCACAAGGTATGTTACTTGTGACTTACCGCTGGAACGGTCGAATAACCGGGACGATATGCGTGGCCCCAGCCGCTCTTCGATGGTGGTGTGGTTTTCGTTGGTGCCGACAGCGAGCAGTCTGTTGTTCCGCCACCGCTCATCAACCAATGACGTTATCTGCTCGCGCACCCAATCGCTCGGCTTTTCCATGCCAAGGTCGTCGAGCAGCAGTACGTCTGCTCCATAGCAGACTTCCATGACACGGGACTCTTCGTTCATGTTGTAGCTGCTACGCAACCGCTGCAGCAGGTGGGCCACAAGTTCATAGCGCACTGTCCGTCCTTGGTCTAGGAACTGGCGCCCGATAGCTTCAAGCAGGTGGGTCTTGCCAGAGCCTGGCGGACCTACAAAGACAAGGACGGGAGGGCTGTTGCCTACTGTAAAATCCAAGGCCATTTCCAGTGCATCTTCTGTGCCTTGGCGGTTGGTGAAGTTCGCAAATGTCCCGGCCACGAACTCGCGTGGCGTTGGGCCTTTTACTGACGACGGCAACCCTGCGCTGCGCACGGTTAAAAGATACTGCGAGGCGTTGGTACGCCTCTCTTCGTCAGCGACAACGTTGCATCGGCAATACGGCACGCCTTTGTTTATGACTTTGTTCTGTTTGTCGTCATAATATTTCAGCCCCCGTATAGCGAGCAGCTTCTCGACCGCAGGATTGTTATGCACAATCAACGAACAGTCGCTGCATATGCCATCGTCGGGAATAAACCTTGCTTCTTCTGGCAAGTAATGGACTAACTCTTGAAAACGCGCCAATGACTCACTCAATGACTCCATCTTCCTGTAACCTCCTCCTCATATCTCTGGCCTTGGGCGAGCCAGGATGCAGACCAGCATCAGCGATAGCCTTCTCTATCGCTATGCTGTCTTGGGGTCTAAGCCTGGTGCCATACGTGCGGATAGGCCCACGCTTTTTTTCGCTACGTTCGGCAACCCGAACCCAGCCTTGAAACGTAGACCATATATTATTGCGCTTGGTCTTGTACATCGGCCACTTCTCGGCCAACGAGTAGGCAGTCTCACGCAACGCGGCGTCGTCATGTGGGACTGCCCACTTCAACAACCGCTTAACCGTGTCGGGGTCTGGCTTTTCAATCTCATCTAAAACTTCCATCCACTCCGGTACAGTAGTAGTAGTTGATTCAACTGATGGTTCTATGATGGTTCTAGGGGTGACACCACTGTCATCCCCCCACGACAGTCTGTCACCCCCCCCATGACTCTTTGTCACCCCGTCTACGCTTAGGACATACCGGTTGGAAGTCTGCCCGCCGGTGTCTCTGTACCGCCGATGTGCCGTCATGTATCCGTTGTCGATTAGGTTCTTGATATGACGCTGGACACTACGCTGACTTAGATTACATTTGCGGGCTATGTGTGCGTTGCCCGGCCAGCAGATGCCATCTTCGTCAGCATGGTCTGCCAGTGCCATAAGCACTAACTTCTCAGGCCCTGAGATTTGTTGCACCCACGCCCACGCCATCGCCCTCACACTCATTATTTTCCATCTCTCTACATAGATTTGCCATGGCATCTAATAATTTGATGCGGTGGTAGTCACGTATTATTTGTTCCCGGTGCTGCAGTTGATAGTTAGTAGGCACGCTGGGTATCAGTCCCTTCGCATGCCGCGATTTTGAACCCGTGCGTGGTATTTTAAGCCATTCAATGAACGGCTCGATGACAGCAGATGCTTCGGCGTATGTTCTGTATGGTACTTGGACGATAATATCCAGTAAGTCCCGAGCCTGTTGTCTTGTGCCTCTAAGGTTTATCTTGTAGTACCTGAGTCGGCCGCTCGATTTGCGTATTCCAGAAGACCATTCAAGCTGCCACATATCGTCAGGGGTTGGCATTCTTTTGCCGGTCTTGCTGGTGCGCATATTCGGGTGGTAGACGAACCCTTGCCCATGGTGCTTTGCTTTCTCTGCATATCTTAGGTTGATGTAGATATTTCCATGGCTGGGGTCAATGGTTTCCGCCATGGTCTGACTTTCTCTAGGCTCTTCACGTATTTCCATAACTGTAATGCCCAATAAAATGTGGCATACGCTCCTTCAATGTCGTACAGTTGTTTGGTTTCAAATACTGCCTTGCCTTCTTCGGGCTGGTCGCGTGGTATGCGCACCACCCATGCCTGCCGCACCGGTTCTCCGGTGAGTTCTTCCAGTGCTACCGCATAAGCGGCAAGCTGGTAGGCCGCTTCGTCGTAAAGCCCGCCAGTCTTGAAGTCGATTACGACCAACTCCCCATCCTCTGTACGGGCAACGGCGTCGATGCCGCCGGCGTAATATTCAGAGGGGTGCCATACCATAACCTCGCTGAGTTCGATGGTCAATCCGCTAGAGTCGCGCCAGTCTTCGAAGGCTTCCAAGACACGTTGCATGTTTGGCATGTCGGTACGATGCCCGAACCTGCAGAGTAGTTCGATGGCGGCATGGGCCAAGGTGCCGAACTCTGCGGCAGCGTCCCGCACTTCGTCGGGTCTGGCCTTGGCCTTGGCTATCATAGAATCAAACCAAGGCAGAACGGGTGGACCCGTTCTGCCAAGATCGCCGGGCCAGGGACTAATCCCCAGCCCGGCCAGTCTGGTGTATCTGCCGTTGAACTCCGACCTGAGTTTATCCAGCATGAGGTTGGTCTTCCACGGCGCAAGCCATGGCTTGTCCAACACCTGCAGGACCGTCGTTACCGACGGGAAGTCATCGTCGTAGCCTTCGACAGAGTAAAGCCTAGTACCACCTTCTTCAGCATCAACCCATTCGCTGACACCTTTGGCAGTTTTCATGCGGACGCTTCGGCGGCCGATGCGTCTGCCCTGGTACTCTGGCTTAAACGTCACCATCTCTTTCCTCCTGTATCTTGCGGTACCGTTCGATGGCAACTTCGGGGGCACGGTCGCCTGCCAGCCTGATGAACTCGACCCATGGCATAGCCAGAACATTCTTCTCCAACTCTTGCTGGCTAATGCCAAGGAAAGCTAAGACGCCTTCCAGGTCTACGGGTTCGTCATCTGGGACTATCTCGCCGTTGACGTTGATGACGGCGGATGTAAATTCAGGAAGGCCGTCGTCTTGTTCATTGGACGGTGGCTCTTCTGGTAAATCCGACCGCTCTTCCATCTGACGTCGGACTGCGGTCTCGTTGCACCACCCAACGCCGTCCTTATGGGACAACCAAGTACCTCGGTCGTTGGTATTCTGCCGCCAAGGTACGTTGTGAATGGGGCATATGCCATGGTCATCCGACGTTGGAGCCGCCTGCCGTTGGGAAGACCCCGCATTTGGGCTCTCAGCGCGATTCCTGGTATTTCTAGGGGTTGCGGCGGCCTTGCTGCGCTCGGCTCTGGTTTTTTTGTCAACCATCTCTTCCGATGGCGTTGGTTCATAGCCCGCTATTTCCACAACCCAAGACAACATGAGCCGCAATGCTTTGGCAGAGGCCCTGGTGCCAGCCATCGACGCGACTTGATGAATCGGCTTGGTTGCCCAGTTCGGTTCATCTCTGCCGCATGATGCGACGGCGCCGCCACGGATGGTGCCATCTCTGTCTAAGACAACAGCGTGGGCTTCGACCATGAACAGCTCATCACCCTTGTCTTCTTCGCTGTCTTTCTTCCAGTGGTAGGTCGTACTGTCTACCGCAGCAGTCAGACCATAGCCAGCGGCTATGGTCTCCCATGCTTCATGGTTCAGATGCTTGCTTGGGCCAATCATCGTGAACAGTTCTTGTTGTTCCACTATGTCAACGAATGTCTTGGCCTTAGCTTTGGCTGCGTCAACGGCATCGTCGAACTCTGCCGGTGACATGGTATTACGCCAAGGTGTTATCTCTGTCGCCATCATTTTCTCCTTTTGCCAATAGGGTTGGCATGGCATCATATTGTTTTACGATAGGCATGCTGGTTACATCAATCGACACGCCGCGCTTAACGTGGCTGTTAAGTTCCATGAGCTGTAATTCAAGCCTTTCGACAGCCCGGCACAATCGGTCGATGCTTGATGGTATGGCTGCTACATCGGAGCAGAATTTCTTACCCATAAGCGTTCGGGCAAATTCCAACATCACTCTCCCTGCTCTCCTTCGCTGAATAGGCTAGGCCCTTTGCACTTTGCACATGTGCCGTAGGTCACGACAGTTGCATCTTCTGTGCTATTACCGTAGTAAGTCCATGTGTTGAGGGTTCCCGCAACAGCATGGGCACCACAGCAATCCGAGACATAGTTCATGGTTTACACCTCCTTTACAGATTTAGTTATCTGCCTAGCTGGATGCTCATATATTCAAGACAGGGGGAGCCCCCTGCTCCAGCTTCGGCAGATGCTATCGGACACGTAGGCCCGCGCCTGCCCCGCCGACACGCGGGGCAGAAACGGACTTAGGTGATGGAAGGGAACCGCTCCGTCTGCGCTCCCCATGCGATGCGGCCACGCACCCGGCCAGCACGCAGCAGGTTCCATGCCTTGACGACCATGGCAGCTACGGTGAGGATGTCGTACCGCTTGGCAGCGGTCATATTCTGGGTCAAGATGTGGCGTAACCGCAGGACCGGGTGGTTGGTATCCAGGCCGGCGCCGGTTTCCACTAAGTCCCAGAACCTAGCGTGGCTATATCTGTCACTGGCTGCTGCCCACGTTAGGTAGTACAACGAGCATGCCAGCGAGGGCGACCGCAGCATGCGCTTCGTCCACGGCAGCACACGGTGCGCGGTGCCTACTGTCTCAACGAACTCTGGATTTTCCTGGCAGTATTCCAGAACCTGGTCACGGTTGAACTTCGGCGCATTGTGCAGAGTAGATGCGCCAGCGAACGGTGGGTCGTATTCTTGATAGGCCCGCACGATGCCAGTAGCTGACGCAAGCACATTGTAGTTGGCATACTTATGCGTAGACAGTAAGTCTGCCACGCTCCTAGCTTTATGGTCGTCGATGTGGTTCAGAACTTTCGGGTCGTCGGTGATTCGAATAGTGTGTTCGACCGTACAACCAGTGAGCCACCCAGCCCACATCCGGGTCTGACCGTTGGCTAAGATGAACGTCTTGCCATTGTCGCCGGTGTAGAACATGACCGGGTTGAATGTATTGTGCCAGTCATCTGCTACCATGTATTCAGCTAGTTCCATTACCCGAGCATCAGTAACCGTGCGGTTGCTGATATTCAGAGACAACCAGTAAAGGCATGTCTCTGGGGCTATGAGTTGGTCGCCTTCTCTGGGCTTGAACTTTAACTTGCTGTCGATGTGCTTTAATGGCGTAAACGAGTCAGTAAGCAGCTTGTCCTGCGTTGCTTGGACGCGGCGGTTGATTTTGTTCCCGCCTACCAGAGGCATGATATCGTTATTCGATTGTTGGTCGTCCATGAGTTGCCCGATTGTGCGTCGAACAGGCTGACGCGAGCCTTTATTTGTAGACATAATTTCCTAAGTTTTAATTTGGTTCTTACGTTGGATAACCTAGATGGCCGGCGCTGCGCCGACTGCTGTTAGGTCATAGCAGCTCCTTTGATGCTGGTCTGGTACGCACCCGAATTTCCAGAACCTCTTCGTAGCCGCGAAAGACAAACTCTCCAGCGGTACGACGGTGATGGTAGACAGGCCGCAACATCGGCTGCATGCCACGCTTGAATAGTTCTGCAGTCAATAGTTCCTGCATGTCTATCGGTAACGTGGCTACCACCCGGTCTGGCTCATGCACATCCAAGATGGTAGACAAACTCTTCGCTCGACCTATGTCTTTCTTGTGCAGCACGATGGTTACTTCGCCCAGGATTTCCCTGAGCGAAGTAACCATGTCGTCCGTTGGTTCGTGCCGTGAAATCCACAGGACTACTTGGTGTTTATCCAATCTAGTACCTCCTGCAGATTGCGTATGTCGTTTACTTCGTTGATAGTGGTCGTCAATTCATTTGGATACAGACCCCTATCTGCGGTACGAATCAACACGCTAGCGTAGCTGACGCCCTTGTCGTTCATCATCTTCGCTACCTCTTTGGTATGGGTGGCACATCCGCACCGCAGAGGAAAGGGGCCAGCCGGCATACCATCAGATATGACGATTGCCGAGCTGCCGTTACTGAACAACCCGAGGTATTCATCGAGCCACAGCAAGGATGCGCAGTCGGCGTTGCCGCCGCCAATTTCATGCCCGCGTCTCATCTGTTTACTGCGGCAATCCGGTTGCTTCTGTGACGGGAACGGTACGATGTAGTTCTTACTTTCGCTGGACGTGAACCCGAATACTTCCATATCCGGGAAACGACTGCTGAGTACAGATACCGTTTGCCACGCCAGCCACGCGTTGGCTACTGTTCTATATTTGTCTTTATGCCGTTCGCAACCACATCCCATAGAGCTGGACATATCCACCAGGCAGACCAGTTTGCCCTTGTGCTTCGGCGGCTTCCGAAATATTTTAGTGTCGCCGTATGTCAACCGCCACGCTTTGCGCGACGGCATGCCAGTGTACCGGCTACGGCCGGCCCCAGCGGATTCAGCGTTCTCAAGTACAAACCGGGAAGCGTCGCTCAGGACTACGTCTTCAGCAACCCATTTCAGCATATGCACTACGTGGTCGTCTTCGTCAGCTTTAGACTTGCCGTCTTCATCGAAGCCGTAGACGATTCGATGGCCCTTGCTGGCCAGCTTCTGCTCCGCCTCTTCCTTCTTTTTATTTTCCCTAGTTTCGGCGCGGCGTTCGCTTGTATGGATACTCTTCGCCGCTTTGCCCAACGTCTCAAGCAAATCATCTTCGCTTGATTCGTCGTAGATTGGTGACGGCGGCGCATCTTTTATAAAGATGTCAAGCACATCGTCGTCCGGTACATCTGGCACCGCGTCGTCGTCGTGGTCTTTCACCCCTTGACCTGTGTAACTGGTAGGCACATCCTCTGACTCCACATCGGCCGGTCTATCTGGGTCGCCCGATGGGCCGTCGCCCGGTTCGGTGTCGTCGCCATCGTCGCCATCGTCGCCATCGCCGTCGCCTGGTTCGTCTGTCGGAGTCCTTGGCTCCGGTGGTTTAGGTGGCGCAGACACCTTGTCCAACCAGGCCATGTAGTGTGCGATTCGTATCGCAACCTTCGCCGTGTCCGCTGAGTCTTTCGACCTGGTTGAAGCAATCAAATCTTCTTTGAAATACTCCAGAGCTTTACGCTCGGTCTCAGTACCACCCAACGGCAACGGCAAGTCGTACAACAGTCCCTGCACCATGTGTACAAGATTGTCTAACGACTCCATGCCGTCGGACTCAGCTTGGTCAATCAGAGCCTGCTTATGATGGCGCCATATGGGTTTATCGAAGTGTCGCTGTGCGAGTCGTTCGATGCGTACATCTTCGGCAGCGTTCCATATAGTATGGATACGTTTATCTTCGAACTTGGCAAGGAGTTTCTCTGCCCCACCGAAGCTGTCAAATATGACGTGTCCCATCTCATGGAGCACTGCCCAATGGCCGTCGCCTACCTTCATGCCGATGCGCCAAGATTCAGGTCTGCCACGGCCACCTTCGCGGGACACTTTGTCTCCGTTGGGGTCTGCGTAGACCTCGACCCTTGGACAGTCGGTCAGTATCTGAAACGCTTCTTTGATACCGCCGAAGCGTTCAGTAGTTATGGCCTCTGCCATACTGATACCTCCTTCGGGCTGTAGATTTAGTTTAGCCCGCGCCAGCACCGAAACCGTAGCTTCGGTGCTGAAACGGGAGTTCGCTAACTACTCGATTTAGAAATGAGCCTCCGCCAGAGTTAGGATACCTTCGGGTTTGTTATACTTCGGCGCGACGCCGAATTTAACAGCCTTGATTGGCGGCATACCATGGCTAATCAGCTTCGCCATGGTGCGAAGGTCTGCCGTATTCAAGTAGCACTCATGGCTTACGCCTTCGCGCAGCTCGGTAGCAAACTTCATCAACTTGCCTATCCAGAAGTCGCCCTTCTCGAATATGTCTTCGAGCATACGGACTTCATCTGCCAGGGGTTTGTCGATGTCCATGATTACGAAGCGGCGCTTGGCAGCTTCGTCAATCTTGGCGGTGTAGTAGCCACCGCCAGTAGGATTGGCAGTACCGACCAACCAGAAGTTTTCAGCAACTGGTACGTCGATGCCGCCGGCTTCTGGGAGCGTCCAATAGCGGAAGCCGTCGTCCATCAGACCGAACAACCTTGACATGACTTCCTGTGGGGCGCGGGTGAATTCTTCCAGCAAGAACATACCGCCCGACCGGACCAACTGAGTCAGCACTCCATCAATCCATTGGATTATGATGCCGTCGTCGTTTTCCGGAGTCCATTGCCCAACCCAGAGAGATATGTCCATCTCTGGGTGGGCATTGGTGGCGGAGTAGTTGAGGCCGAGGTCTGCTGCAAGAGCCCGTGTTATGAGACTCTTGCCTACGCCGGTCTTCCCGGTCAACAACAGCGGGTTTCGCTCTGCGTGGAAGACTATCTTGCAATCTTCGAAGACTTCCCGGCCGTACTCGCTGAAGTAGGCGCGGAGAGGCTTCTCTTTCTGTGCGGTGGGGGCGTTTTTTACTGGTTGTATTGTATTTAGGTGCTTGTCTTTCAGATGGGCGACCGCTTGCGCCCTATCTTCGAAGACTTCAGTGCACTTAGGGCACTTAGTCAGAGTTGCCGTAACCATTTCGTCTGCTCCTTATATAGTTTGATTTCCCGTGTCCGGGGTGCATATATTTGCATGGCCTGTCATAGTGGTCAAGCCTTCCCTACACGGATTTTCAGCTCGCTGAATATAGCACTCGGTTCGATGTGCTAGACGGCCAGCATTATTTGATACGTTGGATGGCTACCCACCCAAAGTGGACGCCGATGGCGTAGTATCTGTGCAGTTCTAGCTTTTCCAGCGCGTCGATTTCTTCTTCGGTCAGACCATCGTTCGATTCGAGAAAATCGTTTAACGATGTATCGACGGGCTCAGATTCCAAGTCAATGATGCGAAGCATGCGCGCCATCGTATTTTCACTTGGCGGTATTGACGTCTCCCGCTTTAAGAATTCTTCTATGTTGTCCAGACGTTCGACATATATCTCGGTACAGCTTGGGTCGCCTAGGCGTACCTTGTCACCGACTTCCAGAGAGCGAAGCGAGTCAATCTCTTCGTCCGGCAGTCCACCATCTTCTGGCATTATGTGGTTGCCTTGCAGATCAAAGCACTGGGACTTGATGAAATCGTCTAACAAATATAATCTGGGTTTCACACGCCACTCTGTGAGTCGGATTACCTTATCCATAGTCTTCTCCTTCTCTGGGCTCATTGGCCCACGCCAAGGCAACGTTTCCGTTGCCTTGAAATGGACTAAGGAACTATTTGTAACCTTCCCTATTCGATACGTTTGATTGCCATCGCTCCGAAGTGAGTGCCTACTTCGTATTGTTCGTTCAGCCCTAGCTTTTCTAGCGCGTCGATTTCGTCTTCGGTCAGAAGCCCGCTCCCAGATATCCAGTCCTCGTTTGAGTCGTTGTGGACTAACGATAGATTAGCGGGCTCAGGTTCCGAATCAATCATGCGAAGGAACAGACGGTTTATCCGTGCCCAAGCAACAATATCTATTGCACGGCCAAGCATACGTGCCGGCACAATATCTGTTGAGGAATGCGTACCATCGGATATCATTTGTACCAATCGCATGACGCGCAGCATCGGATTTTCAGGGGTAGGGTTCGCTTGGAATATGTTCGTTCTGAACCATTCGTTGTTTTGCATTAGCCCGAATCGCGTTGCCAACTCCTGCTTCAAGGATTCTTCTGAGGCTTTAGCCAAGACCAAGGATTCTTCTGTAGACATTTTTTACTCTCCTCTGGGCTCAATGGCCCGCTCCCAAGCAACAATCTTTGTTGCTTGGGAGCGGATGATTGAACTATCGGTATCCGCCGCGCGTTCTATGCTCTGGCGGCGTTGCTACTATGAAGCATGCATCGTGGTAGTAAAGCCAATCGTTGGAGTCCGTTGACAAGATTGCCCGAAACTGTTGGTTCTTATCACAGATGGGTTTGCCACAATAATTGCAGATGGTCATGATGATTCCTCGGTTCGATAGGTTCGATGTAGTATCGGTTCGACGTGCTAGATGTATGTGTTTTTCTACTTACATCCAGCACGTCGTTGGGAGAAAAATTTGGTTGAAAAAATTGGCCGGCCCAAATCCGTCATGGCCGGGCGATGTTCCAACCAATAGCAAAGGGCTCCCAAATTTGGGAGCCCTTCCAACCGAAGCGAAGCGACTTTTAGTCGTTGCCTAGTGTTCCTGGTTGCTTAGTTCGCGATTATTCGTTGCCGTCTACGTTGTTATCGGTTGCGGTTGCGCCGTCGATTGCTTCGCCGTCGTCGTCGTCGTATCCGCACAATTTGCGGAATACCGGCGATACTTCGGCGAAGGATAGCGCGCCATTTTTGACCATTAAAAGCTTGGCCAACCGCTTCCCATCTTCCGGAGGCATGGCCTCTAACAAGGCTTCGATTACGCGCCCGCCGGTGCTTGCCCCTTTGGGATTTTTGTACCCTTTCCGGTGTAGCGTGTGTGTCTTTTCCGAAGACGAGTGGACTTTGGCTAGTGCCCCCCAATCCGCACCATTTCGGTTTAGGTTTTCTTCGCTAAAGTTTTTGGAAGCATCCCGCTTGGAGTCAAACATGGAAGCTATCGTCTTCCATACTCCGGCGGGAATTATGGTTGTGCCATGCGCGCCGGTGTAGATGAAGTTTGCATCTAACGATATATTCCCTTCCGGGAACCATTTATTGGGAGACTTTGCGCCTAATACCGCGCCTTTCCCTTTGCCGGTTTTGGCGAAGTAGCTAGGATTGCTTATGGTGGTCTCGCTTGTGTCCGCATCGTGGTGAATTGTGAATTCGATGGTTCCTTTCCTTATATTGAGACCGTCGATTACTAACGTGCGGATTTGCTCAAGGCTCAAGACTTGGTCAACAAGTCTCCGAATTTGGTGGTCGATTGTAAGTGACGGTTCCGACTGGTTCCAAGTGTAGGAATGCGTTCCGCTTCGGAGCCCGTCGTAATCATCGCCTACAACCACGGCGTACCTGGTGGCGCCACCTATGCCATATTGGATGCGCGCTTCGGTGTTGGTCGTGCGGACTAGGGTTTTTGCGAAGGCGTCGGTTTCGCCGTACTCAAGGTTTAGACGCTCTTTCATGGAAGCAAACTTTCCCATGTTCGCCGCCGTGATTGCATCCTCACCCATTGCCCTTGAGCCCGTCGCATCGGCTTTGGATACCGCTTCGACCGATTCGCCGGTCTCGTAGGCTTCCATTGCTTGGTCAAGACGGCGATATTCGCGCCGTTCGTCTTGCGTCCAGTTAGCGCGCCCTTTGTCCATCAATGCGTCGATCCGTTCTTCGATGTACGCAATCGACACGTCTTCGGACTCTTGGTCGGACTCCTGGTCGGGCTCTTCCGGCGTGGTAGACGTTGCTTCCGCTTCGGCTATCATCGCTTCCGCTACCGCTTCCAGGTCTACGGGTTCGTCGTCCATTCCCGCTTTGGTTGCTAACTCCAATGCTTCAATGGCTATGGTGTTTTTTACTGGTTCTACCATTGTCGTTAATCCTTCCAATTAGATTTGATTTGCTTGGAAGACAACGACTATTGCCGCTTCGCTTATTCGGTTGTTAATGTGCCCGTCGTCCGGCCCTTCGCCGTAAGACGTTTGGATAATCTAGCATGTGCCGTCAAAGAGTGCAAGCCTTTCCTACATGGATTTACGACTAGTAGTGTATCCACCAGGTGGGCGCGAACGCCGAAGCTAAAACCGCCGCTGCCCGTCTACTAAAAGAAATTGACGACGCGACTAGGCACAAACAACGACCGGCGAATTCCGGCGCCGTCTAACGTGGTATCTGCGGATTGACGACGCCGCATGCGACGATTTGACGACTTCCGATTCGCCTTGGGGGGTACCCCGGTGGTACCATACGGCGGGGGTGTTATGGGGGAGAGTCCGGTGGT